ATATCATACCACTAAAAGGTAGCAATGTTTGTGGACTTCATGTTCCATGGAACTTACAAATCCTTGAGGCTAAACTAAACCTTAAGAAATCTAATAGACTCAAGGAGGAATAAATTTTGTGGACATATGATCCTACTAATTTAGACACGTCTACTGCCTCGGGGAGACTCAACTCAGTAAGACTTCTTATTGGTGACACAGATACACTAGAGCAAATCCTTCAAGACGAAGAGGTTGTGTTCTCTCTTTCACAGACAAGTGATAACGTATACTATGCAGGCTCTTGGGCTTGTCATATGATTGCCTCTAAGTACTCTCGTCTGGTTGATACTAGGCTTGAGGGTGCTGGTGAGACTAACTATAGTGATTTGGCTAAACAATATCTCACCATGAGTGAGCATTTGCTTGACCTTGGTAAACGTACTAATGGCCGTTCTCTTGGTGCTTTTGCTGGTGGCATCAGTAATTCTACAATGGCTACTGTTGAATCAGATACAGACCGTCCAAGTTCCTCCTTCAAAGTAAATCAGTTTGATAATCAGAGGTCAGGAACAAGCACCCCTGATTACTACTATGGCGTTTAATACTTACCCAACCAATTATTTTATCCGTCAACATGGCCCTATTATGACCCTTAGAAAAAGGGAATCTGGTGAATATGATGTTGAAACTGGCTCTGTAAACTTTGTTGAGAATGAATACTCCGTCTATGGATATTCTTCTAAAACTATTCCATCTAGTCTGACAGGTCAATCTGTTGTGGTTAATGGTAGGGTAATCTTCCTGATTAGTAAACAGACTAATGGTGAAGACCTTCCTGCACCTGTGGTAAATGACCAAATTGATGTAGATGATTTTACGGTTAATGTTACCGAAGTCGATGCTGTGAAATCTAATGGTAAAGTCATTTATTACCTAATCAAGACATAGGGGGTAATTATGGCTAAATATACTAATATGGAGAAACTTCTCCAAAAAGTAAATAAAGATTTGGAAGATGTTAGGACTGAGTTCTATAAAGGTCTTGCTACAGTTCTTGTAAATGCTTCACCAGTTGATACTGGTGCCTACATGGATTCTCACAATATTGGTACTGACACCACAAAAGCAGGTTTCAAGTCTAAAGAAGGTGAGCATAAAGCACAAGGGGTTTCTCGTGGCCCAGTAGTAGAAAGAACTTTGTCTAGACTTCATGCAGAAGCGGAAGCGGTTCCAGAAGGTGCCACAAAAGTCTATATTGCTAATCGTTCACCACACTCTAAGGCTGTTGAAGATGGTGGTAAAGGGTGGAGGACACCCGGCTATGCTCCTTTCAGGATCATGCGAAGAGAGGCTAAACGAGTGCTGGATGCTGCTGTGGCTCAAGTAAAAGGTAGTTCGAAATGACAATCATAAATGCTGTCCGTACTGTCCTTGACAACCAACTTGCTGCCACAAGTGAAATCCCTCAGATTGCCTTTCAGAATGTGCCATACAGGGAAGTTACTGGAACACCCTATATCAAGGCAGTTTTGACACCTACAAGTACTCGTCTTGCTACAATGGGTGATACCCCACAGCAAAGATACCAAGGCATTTATAGACTGTTAATCTGTACACCAGAAGCAGAGGGCGCTGGGCCTAACTACAATCTGGTTGATACGCTACTGGCTAGGTTCCCTGCCTCTCAAGATTTGTCTCACAATGGACAATATGTAACTATCGAATATTCCGAGGTTGGGGCAAGTTTCCTTGACTCTCCTTTCTACTGTACCCCAATCACTGTCGCTTGGTATTGCTACCACAGCTAAGATAAAGGAAACTTAAATGTCGTTCTCTCAAGGCTCTCGCGCTGGTCTTTCGATCCAAGCAGAAACTACTTTCGGTACTGCCCCGGCTACTCCGACCCTTCTTCAACTTCCCTACACCACCCATTCTCTTAACCTGTCTAAGGATCGAGTTCAGGGTAATGATATTCTCCCTGATCGTATGCCCCGTGTTGACCGTCATGGCAACCGTAAAGTGGCAGGGGATATTGTGGTTGACCTCCGTAAGGCTGATTATGATGCACTGTTGGAAAGTGCCTTTATGTCAACCTTTTCGACCAATGTTCTTAAAATTGGCACTACGCTTAAGTCTTTCCACATCGAAGATGCTGCCACAGACATTGCTCAATACCGTTTGTTTAAAGGTATGTCGGTTGGTAGTCTTGCTGTCTCCATCAAACCCAATCAGATGGTCACTGGCACCTTCTCCATGATTGGTAAGGATATGACTATCAGTGGCACTTCGTTTGATGCCACAAAGACTGCTGCTTCTGGCAATGCTCCGTTTGATGCCTACTCTGGTACGATGAAGGTTGCTGATGCTGGTGGCTCTTTGACTTCTGTGGCTACGATTACTGGCATTGACTTCTCCATCAACAATTCCTTCAACCCCACCTTTGTGGTTGGTTCTTCCACCACTACGCAGATTGAGTATGGTCTTGCCACTGTTGAAGGTACTATCACGGCTTACTTTGAAGATGCCACTCTGATCAACCGTTTCATCAACGAAACTGAGACTGCCTTTGAAGTGTCTGTGGATGATCCTACGGGTTCCTCTGACTACACTTGGTTGTTCCCTCGTGTCAAGGTGAATGGTGCAGATGTTCCGGTTGGTGGCCCTACTTCTCGTGTCATCACTCTTCCTTTTGTGGCCCTCTATGACACCACAGAAGCTACTAACGTGAAACTGACCCGCTCCGTCTAATAGTATCCCGAAAGGGTAGGGGCGGGAATGATTGTGTCGGGCAAGATTTCCTGCCCCGAATTACACTTCCCGACACAGTTACCACATATAAAATTTATTTTCTCTAGGGTCTTGAATGACTGGGACTACATCCTATCTTTCTTTTACCTCTCCGGCTTTCTGTATCTACTAGGGTATGCCTAAGAGAACATGATAGCCTATAGACAATATTCTGTACTTATCGTGACTAGACTATACTCATAACCTCAAGGACATCCCGACAATGGACCTTCAAGACTTCCTTCCTAAATCTGATACTATCACCGTTCTGTTGAAGAACAAGGTGACTGATGAATACATCAAGAAAGATGATGGTACTGAAATGTCCATTACTCTTTACCTCCCTCATACCAAAGAGTACAAGGCTGTTATCCACGAACAGACCAATAAGCGTATTCAAAGGGCACAGAAGAACAAGAAACTTGTCTTTACTGCTGAAGAAATTGACAATGCTTCTGTAGAGGTTCTGGCTAAGACTACTAAGACTTGGGACATTCAAATCAACAAGAAGAACCCTAAGTTTTCTGTGGCTGATGCAATGGAATTGTATCAAAAGTTCTCGTGGATTAAAGATCAACTCTTGGAAGAACAAGAGGCTTATACCGATTTTTTGAAAGCCTAATCCTTGAACTAGAAGATTATGCAGAGTGGGATTTTAAACTTAGTATACCAGATAAAGATGGTATATCTGAGAGAGAACACTTAGAAGAAGTTGAGAGACAGACTGGACATACACCAATACCTCTTCAAGGTCCAACCTTTCCTGAGTTGTTGGGGTACGTCTGGTCTTTCTTTTTGGAACTGCATAGTTCTCGTGGTCAAGGTTATAGTGGACCCCTCCCACTAACATATCAAGAGATTGCTTCGTGGCAGTCCCTTACAGGGAACAGTCTCTCACCTTGGGAGATAGACGTAGTTAAAAGATTAGACAAGATATATGTGAGGACTATCAATGACAGACCTTCTTGAGATTGGTGTATCAGTTGATACTGCTCCTATTGTTAAACTCACCCAAGCCTTTGATAAAGCCAATGCAAGTTATACCAAACTTGATAAGGCATTTAATGAGGGTAAAATAACAGCGCAACAATATGCTGCTGGTATAAATCAAGTAGATAATGCACTTTCAAACATTAAGGGTAGAATTGAAAAAAGTGCCCAAGCCACAGAGACCTATGGTAACTTGCTTCAAAAGTCCCAAGACAAGGCTAAAAGATTTGGACTGGTTACTCAACAGGCTGGCTATCAAATTGGTGACTTTATTGTCCAAGTCCAATCTGGGACCAATGCTTTTGTGGCTTTTGGACAACAGGCTACACAAATGGTTGGGTTTCTTCCTAGTGTTGCAGAAGAACTTGGTCTTGCTGCTTCTGCTGCATCTAAATGGATGCTTGGCCTATCTATTGTGGTACCATTAGTAACAGCTATTGGTGCTGCTTGGATGAGGACAGGGGAAGACACTAAGAAGGCTGTTGATACTGTAGCCAATAATATTAAAAGTCTACAAGATACTGTTAATAAGGCACATCTTGATAACATCAAAATTGGTTTTAAGGTTGATGAAGATTCTGTAGCAAAAGTCCGTGAGGACATGATTAAAGCCCAAATGGCTGTGGCTGAGGATGTTCTCCGTATAAACCAACTAAAAGGTATTGGGGGCAGGGCTACAGCTTTTGTTGGCATGTCTCAAGAACAAGTTGATGCTCAACAGGCTATAATCAAT